ATGGAAGAATTAAAGGTATTTGAAAATGCAGAGTTCGGCTCTGTAAGAACAACAACAGTAAACGGAGAGATTATGTTTGTAGGTAAGGACGTAGCGGACATTCTCGGGTACCGAAACGGTAGTCGAGATATTAATCGACATGTAGATGAAGAGGACAGACGCAAGGTCATGTTTTTTGATGGCAACCAAGATAAGGAAACAACCATCATCAATGAATCAGGTCTTTACAGCCTTATTCTATCAAGCAAAATGCCGAATGCGAAGAAGTTTAAGCATTGGGTTACGGCTGATGTATTACCGGCGATACGCAAAACAGGAATGTATGCGACCGAAGAACTATTGGAAAATCCCGATTTGGCTATACAGGCGTTTACGGCATTAAAATTGGAACGAGAGAAAAATAAGAAACTAAACACTACTGTTAAAGTTCAAGAACAGCAGATTATGGAACTTCAACCAAAGGCATCATATTATGATTTAGTTTTAAATTGCCCCGATTTATTATCTGTCACTGTAATAGCAAAGGATTACGGTAAGTCGGCAAAATGGTTAAACAATTTCTTAAAAGAACACAAGATACAGTTTAAGCAAGGCGGGATATGGCTATTGTATAAGGAATATGCTGAAAAAGGTTATACAAGTACAAAGACGCATACTGTAAACGGAAATGACGGCAAGCAACATTCTAAAGTAAATACGTATTGGACACAAAAAGGCAGATTGTTTATTTATGCATTGTTAAAGAGCGAGGGTATACTTCCGATAATGGAACAGGAGCAGATCGCTTAGTACAAAGTAATAGGACAAAAAATGAAATACATAGATTAAAGCAGGAGGTGGAGATTATGGAGGCGGAAAAGACCAAAAAGGCAAGAAAGCCGAGAAAGCAACCTAAAGTACACGTTGAAGTGGTAGGAAGTTGGCAAGACAGACCTGCTTATGAGCGTTTTCAGCATTGGAAACCTCATATAGAAAATATGTATCATATGCTTGGGTATGGTGACGTAACGGTTGAGCCGTCGCAGGAGATGATTGACGAGTACAATGCTATTCAAGCAAACAAGGAAAAAGGAGCTTAATGCTCCGAAGATAGGACAAGCTCACAGGCAGACAAGGGCTGTCCGCGTATTATCCGTAAAATAGTTAGACTTTCCCTAAGAGTTTTAATCCTTTTGCGGACAGTTCCTGTGTGCCTGTGAGGTAAGAGAAATGAGGAAAACAAATGAACACAATAGGAATTGCGCTGATTAGTTTCGGTATCGGACTAATCATAAGTTGGAAATTGGAAGAAAGGGACATAAAAAATGCTAAAAAGAAAACCAAAAACAGAGAATGAGAAAACGGAAGAATATTTCCACAGAGAAGTATTTCCGATGATTAATGCGTTCGCCAAAGAATGCAAGGGACACCCTAATCAAAATTATATAGTGAAAGGAATATTTTCAAATGAACAAATATGTAGTAATGACGGGCAGAGATGATGTTGTGGTTTTGAATGCCGATGACAACAAGTCGGTTAAGGCATACATAGCAAAAGGATACGGGATAACAAATCGTATCAAGTCAAAGCACCCGCTTGAAATGAGTGTCGCAAAGATTATAAAAGAAAATGACCGTCAGAGCGGCAACTCTATAACGGTCAAATAACAAAAGCACATAGATTATTAATCTATGTCAACATTATACCACAGAAAGGAACGAAAATCAATGATAAAGATAAATGAATTACAGCTTGAAAATGTCAAGCGAATAAAGGCGGTAAAACTTGAGCCGGCACAGAATGGTTTAACGGTTATCGGTGGCAAAAACGGACAGGGTAAAACTTCTGTCATAGACAGTATAGCGTGGGCGTTGGGCGGTGACAAATACCGTCCGTCACAACCACAGCGTAACGGTTCGGTCATTCCGCCTATTCTTCATATTGAATTGTCAAACGGTTTAATTGTAGAACGTAAAGGCAAGAACAGTGCATTGAAAGTAATAGATCCGAACGGTAACAAAGGCGGTCAACAGCTTTTAAACGAATTTATCGAACAATTTGCATTGGACTTGCCGAAATTTATGCAAGGCACATCAAAGGAAAAAGCCGAGATACTGCTTCAAGTAATCGGTGTCGGAGCGCAGTTATATGAAATTGAAAACAGAGAAAAACAACTTTACAACGAACGTACCGCAATCGGAAGAATAGCAGACCAAAAGAAGAAGTTTGCGGAAGAAATAGTCGATTATCCCGAAGCACCGAAAGAACTTATTTCAATCTCGGAACTTATCCTAAAGCAACAGGAAATACTTGCAAAAAACGGCGAAAACCAACGTAAACGTGAAAAGGCACAATCACTTTTAAAACGTTCCGAAGAACTAAAAGCACAGATTACAAATCTTCAATCACAACTTGATGTTGTACTTTCGGATCTTGAAATTGCACAAAAATCGGCACTTGATTTGCACGACGAATCAACCGAAGAACTTGAACAGAACATCAAGAACATTGAGCAGATAAACATTAAAGTTCGTGCCAATATGGATAAAGACAAAGCCGAAGAAGAAGCGAAAGAATACAAGGACAAGTATGACGAGCTTACCACAGCTATTAGTAACGTTCGTACAGAAAAAACGAATTTATTGAAGAATGCAAATCTGCCACTTGATGGACTGTCGGTTGAGGACGGCGAGCTTACATACAAAGGCTTTAAGTGGGATAACATGAGCGGTGCGGAGCAGATGAAAGTATCAACGGCTATTGTCAGAAAGCTCAATCCCAATTGTGGTTTTGTACTTCTTGATAAGTTGGAGCAAATGGATACCGACACATTAAAAGAGTTCGGCGAATGGCTTGAAAAAGAGGGATTGCAGGCAATAGCCACAAGAGTAAGTACAGGTGAAGAATGCAGTATCATCATTGAGGACGGATATTCAAGTGAATTAAGCACAGCAACACCTACTGCGACAAAAACTTGGAAAGAGGGAGAATTTTAATGGATATTACAAGCGGAAAAATCGAATCGGCACAAAAAGTAATCATATACGGTCCTGAGGGAATAGGCAAATCGACGTTTGCGTCGAAGTTCCCAAGTCCTCTGTTTTCGGATACAGAGGGCAGTACAAAACATATGGACGTAAGACGTTTGCCTAAGCCTACCTCTTGGACATTGCTAAAAGAGGAAGTAGCATATGTCAAAGCAAATCCGACTGTATGCAAAACATACATTATAGATACTTTTGACTGGGCGGAAAGACTTTGCATTGCAAAGATATGCGCAGATAATAACAAAAAAAGTATTGAAGATTTCGGATATGGTTCGGGATATGTGTACGAATTAGAGGAAATAGGCAGATTTTTAAATTCACTTGATGAATTGATTGAATTGGGTATCAATGTAGTTTTGACGGCTCATGCACAGTTGCGCAAATTTGAACAGCCGGACGAAATGGGAGCATATGACCGTTGGGAGTTGAAACTCGGCAAAAAAACAAGTTCGCAGATTTCACCTATTTTGAAAGAGTGGGCGGATATGATTTTATTTGTCAACTATAAAACATTTTCGGTTGCGACTGACGACAAAGGAACAAAACATAAGGCACAGGGCGGTACAAGAACAATGTACACCACGCATCACCCTTGTTGGGACGCAAAGAACCGTCATAATCTTCCGGACGAAATGCCGTTTGAATATGAACGAATTGCACATTGTTTTAAAGATAATGCACCGACACAAGCGGTTACACCGACAGTCGCACCACATATAGAGCCGACTGTTTCACAGGTAGTCACACCACCACAAAAAACGACAGTTGCACCGCCGATTGACAACAACGTATCAGACGAAAGAAAAGAATTTGATACACCGGCACAATCGATTGATATGCCGAACGGAAATATACCGAAAGCATTGTCGGATTTAATGCAGATTAATAAGGTAACAGACGCAGAAATCAGACAGGCAGTTGCGTATAAAGGATATTATCCCGAAGATACACCGATAGAAAATTACGACGCTGATTTTATCAACGGTGTATTGGTAGGAGCATGGAATCAAGTATTTGAGATTATAAAGAAAATGAGAAATGAGAATGTATTTCAAGGAGGTAACGAATAATGGCAGAAGAAAGAGAATTTGGTTGGGATGATGAAATAGAAAACGACAATGAGTTTCAAATATTGCCCGACGGTGATTATAATTTTACGGTAACAGGCTTTGAGCGTGGCAGACATCAAGGAAGTGCTAAACTTCCGCCGTGCAATAAAGCGATTATAACATTAAACGTTGCGGACGGCAAAGGTAATCAAGGTACGATTAAACACAACCTGTTTTTACATACCAAAACAGAGGGAATGCTTTGTGCATTTTTTACCGCAATAGGACAGAGAAAGCATGGCGAAAAGTGCCGTATGAATTGGAGTGCGGTTGTCGGAGCAACAGGCAGATGTAAAATCGGTATACATGAGTATACAAGCACTAAGACAGGTGAAGTCTTAAAATCAAATGAAATCAAAAAATTCTATGAGCCGACAGGAACACAAGCCGAACCAACGCAATCACCTGCGTCGTCATTTACTCCGGGAAGTTTTTAAGGCGGTGTAATAAATGGAATTAAGACCATATCAAAATGAAGCTAAATCAGCCGTTTTCCGCGAGTGGGAGAACGGCTGTAATAAAACATTGCTCGTTCTTCCGACAGGGTGCGGTAAAACAATAGTTTTTGCAAAAATAACTGAAGAATGTGTGCGAAAAGGTCAGCGTGTTTTAATACTTGCACATCGTGGGGAACTGTTGGAACAAGCGTCTGACAAGATTATGAAAACAACCGGCTTAGGTTGTGCAACGGAAAAGGCAGAGGAAAGCTGTATAGGAAGTTGGTACAGAGTAGTTGTAGGTTCGGTACAAACACTAATGCGTGAAAAAAGATTAAATCAATTCAAAAGTAATTACTTTGGTACCATTATAATAGACGAGGCACATCATTGCATATCCGACAGTTACAGACGTGTATTAGACCATTTTTGTGACGCAAAGGTATTAGGTGTTACGGCAACACCCGACAGGGGCGATATGAAAAATCTCGGACAGGTTTTTGAAAGCCTTGCATATGAGTATACACTTCCTAAAGCTATTAAAGAGGGATATTTAAGTCCAATAAAGGCTCTGACAATTCCGTTAAAGCTTGACCTAACAGGAGTGGGAACACAGGCGGGCGACTTTAAATCAAGCGATTTAAGTACGGCACTTGATCCGTATTTGTATCAGATAGCCGATGAGATGACAAAACACTGCAAAAACAGAAAAACGGTTGTATTTCTGCCACTTGTAAAGACGAGTAAAAAGTTTAGAGATATTCTGAACGAAAAAGGTTTTAAAGCGGCGGAAGTAAACGGCGAAAGCAAAGAAAGAGCAGAAATATTAAATGATTTTGAAAACAATAAGTATAATGTGTTGTGCAATTCAATGCTTTTGACAGAGGGTTGGGATTGTCCCGATGTGGATTGCGTTGTCATATTAAGACCTACAAAAGTACGCAGTTTGTACAGTCAAATGGTAGGACGCGGAACAAGACTTGCACCGAATAAGGACCACTTACTTTTACTCGATTTTTTATGGCATACGGAACGACACGAACTGTGTCACCCCGCACATTTGATTTGCGAAAATGAAGAAGTTGCCGTAAAAATGACGGAGAATATCGAAAATGCGGGTTATCCTGTTGACATAGAAGAGGCAGAGGAAAAGGCAAGCGAAGATGTAGTTGCACAAAGAGAAGAGGCACTTGCAAATCTTCTTGCGGAAATGAAGAAACGTAAGCGTAAATTGGTTGATCCTCTGCAATTTGAAATGAGCATACAAGCCGAAGATTTATCGGGATATGTACCGACATTCGGTTGGGAAATGTCACCTCCGTCAGACAAACAAATAAAGGTACTTGAAAAATACGGAATATTCCCTGATGAAATAGATAACGCAGGTAAGGCAACCAAACTGCTTGAACGATTGGAGAAAAGACGTGTGGCAGGACTTACAACTCCAAAGCAAATACGCTTTCTTGAAAGTCGAGGTTTTCAGCACGTCGGTGTTTGGGAGTTTGAAAAAGCAAAAAATCTTATTGACAGAATTGCTGCAAACGGTTGGCGAATACCGTCGGGGATAAATCCGAGTGAATATTAAAGGAATTAAGATATGAACGATTATAATTTGACAGAAATTCTTGAATATATTGATCCGTCAACTTGCAGTTATCAAGAGTGGATAAACGTAGGTATGGCACTAAAACACGAGGGATATACGGTATCTGATTGGGATATGTGGAGTATGAAAGACGTAAACCGTTACCATAGCGGTGAATGTGCAAAGAAGTGGGCGACATTTCAAGGCTCATCTGCTCCCGTTACTGGCGGAACTATCATTCAAATGGCTAAAGAAAACGGATACCATTATGAGAATGTATCAGCCGAACTTGATTGGGACAGTGAAATAGGTTCTAAAGACGAACTTGTTGTAGTAGACAGGAACTGGCTTGAACGCAGTGAGATACATATTCCCGAACAATGGAATCCGACAGAGCAGATTATCACATACCTCGAAACACTTTTTGAACCGGACGAAAACGTAGGTTATGTTACGGAAAGTTGGGAACATGACGGAAAATTCTTGCCGTCAAAAGGCTGTTACGACAGAACGGCAGGTCAGCTTATAAAGGAACTGTACCAATGCAAAGGCGATATAGGCAGTGTACTCGGCGATTATAACAGCGAAGTCGGGGCGTGGATAAGGTTTAACCCTCTTGACGGTAAGGGCGTAAAAAATGAGAATGTAACAGAGTTCAGATATGCACTTGTCGAATCCGATACAATGGACATTTCGGCACAAAAAGCCATTATAACAGAATTGGAATTGCCTGTTGCGGCACTCGTTTACAGTGGCAAAAAGAGCCTGCACGCAATAGTAAAAATCGACGCGTCAACGTATGAAGAATATAAAAAACGTGTTGATTATCTGTATAACGTGTGTAATAAAAACGGATTGAAACTTGATATTCAAAATAGAAATCCGTCAAGATTATCGCGTATGCCGGGTGTAATGCGTAACGGTAAAAAACAATATTTGCTTGATACCAATATAGGCAAAGAAAATTGGAATGAGTGGCGAGAATGGATAGAAAGCGTTAATGACGACTTGCCCGATCCCGAAAGTATGGCGGACGTGTGGGATAACTTGCCCTCTCTTGCACCGCCGCTTATTGACGGAGTTTTAAGACAGGGACATAAAATGCTTATAGCAGGTCCGTCAAAGGCGGGTAAATCATATGCACTTATAGAATTGTGCTGTGCCATTGCAGAAGGAAAGAAATGGCTTGAATGGAACTGTACACAAGGCAGAGTGATGTATGTTAATCTTGAACTTGACAGAGCAAGCTGTCTGCACCGTTTTAAGGATGTTTATACCGCGCTTGGCATAGCACCCGACAATCTATCCAATATTGATATTTGGAATCTTAGAGGACGCAGTGTACCGATGGACAAGCTCGCTCCGAAACTTATTCGCAGGGCAAGCAAAAAGAATTATATAGCGATTATAATTGACCCGATATATAAGGTTATAACAGGCGACGAAAACAGTGCAGACCAAATGGCGCATTTTTGTAATCAGTTTGATAAAGTGTGTACAGAACTCGGCTGTGCGGTGATATATTGTCATCATCACAGTAAAGGTGCTCAAGGCGGTAAAAGAAGTATGGACAGAGCTTCGGGTTCGGGTGTGTTTGCACGTGATCCAGACGCACTTATCGACCTTGTAGAACTTGAATTGAACGACGATATATTAAAACAGGAAAAGAATAAGGCAATATGTAAAGTATGTGAGGGTTGGTTATATAAATACGATAAACTGTATCATGCGTCACAAGACGATTTGTGCAGTGAAACTCAAATGCTTGCATTGTGTCGAGAATACCTTGAAAACGACGCTTACGAGTGCGTTATAGAAGATGTCGGTAAGGTAAGAAAAGAGGTAGAAAGCCGTAGTGCGTGGCGTATAGAGGGTACGCTTAGAGAGTTCCCGAAGTTCGCATCGGTAAACCTGTGGTTTAAATATCCGGTACACAGTATTGATAATATCGGAGTGTTAAAAGACATTGCAGTTGATGACGGAATGCCAACGTGGAAGAAGAATTTTGCTAAAAAGAAAACAGACGCAGAACGTAAAACAGAACGTAAAAATTCACTTGAAACGGCATTCGAGGCGTGCGGAATTGATGATAAAGTGACAGTAAAAGCAATGGCAGAATATATGGGAGTTACAGAGAAAACTGTAAGAAACAGATTGAAAGAACACGGCGGATTTTGGATTGATGAGGGTCAAGTCGGTAAGAAATAAGAGGGAAAATGTCGGAGGGAAAATTACTCTTTAAAAATTTCACTGATAAGGAAAAAGTCGAAAAAATTTCTTTCCTTTCCTTAAGGAAAAAGTCGAGAAAAATTAAATTTTCCTTAGGGAAGAAAAACTCGGGAAAATATCGACTTTTTCTCGAGGGAAGGAAAATGTATATATACTACGTATATATAAAGGTTTCCCTTTCCCTAAGGTCAGGGGGAAGTAGTTGTGCGACAGCTTACGCACAACAACTCCTTCCCCTTACTGACTGACAAAGCAAAAATTTCAGAACAGACACAAAGTAAATAAATGGAAGTGAGAGAATGAAAGTACAATTTTTTATGGCAATGATACCGCCGACAAAAACGTATCAAGAAAAAAAGGTTGCAGTCGTAAAAGGTAAGCCGGTATTTTATGAGCCGCCGGAAGTTAAAGCGGTAAGAGAAAAACTTGCGGCACATCTTTCACATTACGCACCTAAAAAGATGTTTGAAAAGCCTGTGCGTATGGTGACAAAGTGGTGTTTCCCTAAAGGAAAACATTCGGACGGCGAGTATAAGGCAACAAAACCCGATACGGATAACTTGCAGAAAATGCTTAAAGACGTTATGACGGAAGTGGGATTTTGGAAAGATGATGCACTTGTGGCAAGCGAGATAACAGAAAAGTTTTGGGCGGAGCAGACGGGCATATTTATAAGCATTGAGGATTTGTGATATGGATATTCTTGAAGTAAAACAAAATCTTAATAAAACGGTTTATTATTCGGATTTTTATAATATCCCCGAACCGACACCGTTTATCCTTAATGCGTGTATCGCAAGAAAAGACCCGAGAGGATTTTTGAAATATTCACTTGAACTGTTGGATAAAACCAAACACGCAGTAATTATTGTGCCGATTGAAAAAGTAAAATTGAAAAATGATGAATGAGGAGGATAACGATTTGACGATTAAAGAATGTAAAGAATGGCTTTCGAGAGCGAGAAAGACGGACGAGGAGATTGACGCATTGATTTTGGAGCAGGAGCGAGCATTGACAAACGCAACAAGCACTGTGGCTCAGTCGGGCAGTGAAAAGGTGCAGACGTCAAACGTGAATACTTCGGAGAATAAGTTCATAAGCTATGCCGCTTATTCCGAATTGATAGATAAACGCATTGACAGACTGTATGAGATTAAAAAAGAGATTTTGGAAAACGTGAATAAACTCGACGATGCAACACTTCGGACACTGTTAATTTTACGCTATTTGAATTTTCAAACATGGGAAATGATTGCTTGTAAAATGAATTACGGGTACAGACATATTTTGCGTTTGCACGGTAACGCACTGATTGAAATTAAGAATGTCATTGAATGTCACATTGAACCTGTGATATAGTATATCATGAAATAAGTAACATAAGCGGTGTATCATCGTGAGATGATGGGTGAATATCTCGTGTAATTGGTGGGAATGGAGATATAAAAAAAATTATCAAAAAAAATGTTTGAAGTTGTAATATTATGGGTATATATCATACGAGGTGATGATATATGTCCAAAAAAGAAAAAAATTCGATAAAAGATATAACCGAAGATGATGAAGAAACTAATCTTTTTAGAGCCGAAATGATGAATTTTTATAAGAACAAGACCGAAGAAGAACTTTTAAATGAAAAGTATAGGTTAGAAATAAAAATGTATGAAAATGAAAATAATGATCCGATGTATTACACTAATACAATATCAACTTTTTCGAGTTTATTAATATCCGTGACAGCTGCAATATTTACTTTTAACTCTTTAAGTGTAGCATTGTCAAAGGATATAAGCGAAGATATGAGATTTAATTCATATTTACTTGTTTGTATAATTATAATAAATATTCCAACTTGGATTCGTTTAGCCCGTAGTTACGGTAGTAAGATGGACAAATTATGTAAATGTAAGCAATGTAAAATAGCTTTAATGTGCATAGACGATATACTTAATGAGCGGCAATTTCAAACGGTAGAATGTAATGATAAAGTTAAAAGATATTACATAGAAGTGAGAGATAGAAAATAGAAATTCAAAACACACCTAATTGGGTGTGTTTTTCTATACCCAAAAACAGGAGGTGAAATTCATGGCAAGACCGAGAAAGATTACGAAAGAGACAGTCCAAAAACTCGAAGAGGGATTTTTAATGGGGTTAAGTGACCGAGAGGCTTGTATTTATGCGGATATAGCGGTAAGCACGTTATACGATTACTGCAAGAAACACAAGGAGTTTTCGGAGCGAAAAGAGCTACTAAAAGACAATATCAAAATGAAGTCGAAATTAAACGTTGCACACGGGATAAAAAAAGGTGATATTAATTTGTCGTTATGGTATCTTGAACGCAAATGCAAAGATGAATTTTCACCGAAACAGGAAATAACGCACAGTGGCACAATGGACATAAACAATCCTATGGCAAATCTTACGACTGACGAATTAAGGAAGTTGATAGGTGATGGATAAAAACTTAATAATGCTTGAGGCGAAGAAAGAACTTGCACGACGCGAGTTCTTTTATTTTTGCCATTTAACCGCACCGTCATTCTACAAGTCGGAGAGAGAATTTCTTGTACGGTTATGCAACGAAATGCAATCGTTTTACGAAAGTGACGAGAACGCATTGATTATCAATTTACCGCCACGACACGGCAAGAGCCGTACGGCATCAATGTTTGTTGAGTGGGTGCTCGGCAGAAATCAAAGCGAAAAAATAATGACCGGCTCATACAATGAAACGTTATCAACCACCTTTTCAAAAGCGGTGCGTAACGCCATTCAAGAAGAAAAAGCCGATACGGAAAAGATTATTTACAGTGACATATTTCCGAATGTGAGGATAAAGCAAGGCGACGGAGCGATGAACTTATGGAGCCTTGAGGGCGGTTACAACAACTATCTTGCCACATCGCCGTCCGGTACTGCGACAGGTTTCGGAGCGAGTTTACTTATAATCGACGACCTTATCAAAAATGCCGAGGAGGCATACAACGAAACAGTCAAAGAAAAGCATTGGGAATGGTTTACGAACACAATGCTTTCACGACTTGAAGAAAAAGGCAAGATAATCATTATAATGACACGGTGGGCTTCGGGCGACCTTGCGGGACGTGCGATTGAGTATTTCAGCGACAACAACATATCTCACAGAGTAATCACGATGAAAGCCGTTTGTGATGACGGCAATATGCTATGTGATGAAATCTTGTCACGGAGCAGTTACGACTTAAAGATTAAGGCAATGGGTGCGGACATAGCAAGTGCGAATTATCAGCAAGAGCCGATTGATTTGCAAGGCAAACTCTACACAACGCTTAAAACATACGACAGCTTACCGCCGATTACGCAAATACAATCATATTGCGATACCGCCGATACAGGTGCGGACTATCTCTGCAACATAATATACGGTATATACGGCAAAGAAGTATACGTCATAGACGTGTATTATACCGACGAGCCTATGGAGATTACAGAGGGTGAAACGGCACGCAGATTGTATGAGAACAACGTAAATCTTGCAAAGATTGAAAGCAATAACGGCGGACGTTCGTTCGCAAGACGCGTGCGTGAAATACTTGCCGAAAAATACGGCAGCAATTTTACAACGGTGAAATGGTTTCACCAAAGCAATAACAAAGAGGCACGAATATTATCCAACAGCACTTGGATAATGGAGCATATATATTTTCCTTGCGACTGGCACATACGTTTTCCCGAATACTATAAGGCGATGACGACATATCAGCGTGAGGGCAAGAACAAGCACGACGACGCACCCGACGCAACAACAGGTATTGCAGAGATGATGAACAGGAAAAAAGGCGGACTGTCAATTTTAAAGTAGGTGATAAAATTGGATTTGGAAACAGTAAAGAAACTGATAAAGAAATATATACCCGGACACGAAAATTTTATATCAAGAGTGCAGACGGCGGAACGATATTATCTGAACGATAATGACATTCTGCATATGACGCACAGTGACGGCGAAAAACCTTTGAGGAATGCGGACAACAGAATACCGTCTAATTTTCACGGATTGCTTGTAGACCAAAAGTCCGCATATATGTTTACGTCACCGCCGTTATTTGATGTCGGAAATAAATCGGCGAATGAGAAAATAAGCAATATACTCGGCAGTCGATACACGAAAATATGTTCAAGACTTGCGATAAATGCGTCAAATGCGGGTTTGGGTTGGATTCACTACTGGGATAATGACGGATTTAAGTACGACGTTATAGACAGCAAGCAAGTTATACCGATATGGAGCGATACTTTGGAACACGAACTTACGGCGTGTTTCAGAACATATCAAGAGCTTGACGATAACGGTGACACTTACCACGTTTATGAGTATTGGACTGATAAGGAATGCAGTGTATTCCGTAAGAAGATTGGCGACGGTCTTGAACGGCTTGAAATGTATAATATGTTCAACGTGTACGACGTTGAAACAAACGGAACTATATGTAACGTGTACAGTCATAATTTCGGACGTGTACCGTTTATTCCGTTTTTCAATAACGGCTTTCATCGTGATGACCTTACACCGATAAAGGGACTCATTGATACATACGATAAAACTTACAGCGGATTTATAAACGACCTTGAAGATATACAGGAGATTATATTTGTACTCAGCGGATATGAGGGCGAGAGCCTTTCGGAGTTTTTGACACAGCTCAAGAAGTACAAGACTATTAAGCTTGATTCGGAGGACGGAGCAAGCGGAGGACTTTCGACTTTGACGATTGATATTCCGGTTGAGGCAAGAGAGAAAATGCTCCAAATGACACGCAAGAGTATTTTTGAACAGGGCAAAGGTATTGATCCCGATCCGCAGAACTTCGGTAATTCATCGGGTACGGCATTGAAATATTTGTATTCACTGCTTGAACTCAAAGCCGGTATGGCAGAAATGGAGTTTAGGAGTGGGTTTGAAGAACTCATCAAAGCGATATGCGATTACAGCGGTATCGCTTGTGAAAATGTCACGCAGACGTGGACAAGGACAAGCGTTTCAAACGACACCGAACTTGCGGATATAGCACAAAAAAGCGTTGGTGTTATATCTCAACGCACGATTATTGAACGTCATCCGTTTGTCGAGGACGCAGATAAGGAAATGGAGAGAATTGCGGAAGAAAAGGACGACAGTGACGATATAATGGGTGGACATAATGAACGAGTATTGGAAGAAGAGGAACAGTGAGCTTTTAAAAATCCACGCACAGAAAGCCGATGATATAGAACGCGAACTCATAAAAGAGTATGAAAGGTCCTTAAACGGCATAAAAAAAGAGATTGAAACGTTTTACGCAAGGTATGCGGGTGAAAACGGTATCAGTATGGCAGAGGCACGAAAACAGCTAAGTCGTGACGAACTTAAAGGGTTTAAGCTGTCGCTTGAAGAATTTCGCGAAAAGGCACTTGATAACGCAGACGGCAAGTGGACGACAATGCTTGATAATGAGTATATGCGTTCAAGGGTAAGCCGTTTGGAGGCACTCAAATATCAAATGCGTGGAGAAGTCGAACTCTTGAAACAAAAGCAAGAGGATAAATTTTCAACATCACTTAAAAAGGCATACAGTGATACATATTATACAACAAATAAACATATTGCCGATTCGGTTGATTATGCTGTTAATTTTGCAAAGTTCGACCGTGACACGGTAAAGAATGCGATATATGAAAAGTGGCTTGACGGAAGTAACTTCTCTGACCGAATATGGAATGATAAGCAGAAACTTTTGAGAGAACTTAATACAAATCTTGTACATGGCATAACGAGGGGCGACAGTCCCGATAAAATGATTAAAAATATTTCTGCAAGAATGAATGTTTCAAAAAGCCGTTCCGCCGCACTGTATCAGACGGAATATACGCATATTATGGTTGACGCAAGATTGCGTTCGATAATGGACGCAGGGTGTGACGAATACGAGATTGACGAGAATATGGACAGTGATATTTGCGATGAGTGTGCAAGTATGCACGGAAAGCATTTTAAACTGTCCGAATATCAGCAAGGCATAACCGCACCGCCGTTTCATACCCGTTGTCGTGGTACAATAACGGGATATTTTGTGGAAGAAGAGGAAACACTTGAAAATGTTGAAGATACTGATACTATGTCTTTGTCGAAAGTATTTGATGAAGATGGTGTTAGATGTAAATGCAATCCTGTAAAAAATCATAACGGTATTTATACGCAAACAAACTCGAAGAACGCACAGAATACAATAAAGTTTGTAATAGATACTAAGAATAGTATCGATTTATTGGGTGATGTTTCAGAAATCGTAATAGCAAAATCAATAAAAGGTATAGCCGCATACAGTCACAAAAACAATCGCTTATATATCAATGAGAAATTGACAGATGAAAGCTTTTTGAATGAAATGCTAAAAGACGGGTATTTTGTCGCGGAGAACAAGCTTGATGTATTGTGGCATGAAATGTTCCATAAGAAACATTGGGATTTTGTGTTGACAAACGGTGGAGAAAGTAATAAAATGAACATAGAATCAGAGTTGCGGAAATACGTAAAGGAACAACAAAGACTTGATTATTCTTATGTGTCAAATACTGTTAGTCGAAATGCAAAAGATGGATTGAAAAGAGAGGGCAACAGACAATTAAATGAATTAATTGCGGAAGTGCTGTTACAAGAGAAAAAGGGAATTGTAAAAGATAAGCGGTTATTGGAATTGGTAAAGAGGTGTGTAAAATGATGAGGCTTATAACAGAATATGATTTGAAGATGAGTAAAGAGTTGGACAAATGGGAAGAGTATCCCGACGGAGAATGCCACTTACGAGAAGATGCACCTGAAGAAGTAAAAAAGTATTACGAGAAGTTACGAAAAGAATATAGTATGTTTGATTAAAGCAAAAAACACTAATGAGTATGTTTTTATTACAACAAAGGGAGTATAGGCAATGGATAATTTTAAAGTTATTTATAAAATACTTAAAGTCCTTGAAAGTGCAATGGATTGTGATGAAGTTGATAGGTCTTTGCTAAAGGCAGAAAATTTCAAGATAACAGAAAATCGATTTGAGAATATTATCAGAATGCTTGCCAAAGAAGAATATATAACCGGAGTAATCATAGTTGATATGATAGGAATACAGGGAATCAAATTCGATGATGTCCGAATAACATTAAAAGGACTTGAATATCTTAGCGAAAATTCTTTGATGAAAAAAGCGGCAAATTTAGCTAAAAGCATTAAAGAAACAATTCCCGGTATATAAATTAAATATACATTAAGCACGTCTTAGGGCGTGCTTTTTTGATACAAAAAAGGAGAGTGGGACAAGTGAATATACGAGGTTTACCACCTTAGCACCTATAAAACGGTGCTTTTTTTATACTCTTTTTTCAGCGTTGCAGAGAATAAAGAACAATGCTTTTTACAGGAACGCACCTGAATAAAAAATTAATTATGGAGGAGAAATAAGAATGGAATGGTTAAAGGCAATATTGGAAAAGGCAAAGATTGAGGACGGCAAATTGGATATTGACGGAGTGATGTCGACTGTAAACTCTGAATTTCCGAAGTATGCAGTACCGAAAAATGTTTTCAATGACAAAGTTACGGAGCTTAAAACGGCGAACAAAACCATTGAGGACCTTAAACAATCAAATGCCGACAACGCGGAATTGCAGAACAAAATCAAAGGGTATGAAAGCGAGATTGAAACGCTTAAAACAGATGCGTTGAACACCGCAAAGACATACGCATTAAAGGAACAGCTTTCAAAAGCCGGTGTAACCGATGCCGACTATCTTATTTACAAGCAAGGCGGAATTGATAAGTTTACATTCGACAAAGACGGAAAGCCTGTCGGTGTAGACGATATTCTTAAACCGCTCAGAGAGGATAAGACGTACTCACACCTTTTTGCCGAAAAAGGCGGAGCATACACACCAAAAAGCGGCGGTGGAGGTTCAGACGTAAATCCTTGGGCAAAGGAAACATTTAATCTTACCAAACAAGGTGAAATTTATAAAAACGACCCTGCAAGAGCAAAAGTATTAATGCAAGAGGCAGGAACGACAGGAGGAATTTAATATGGGAACAACATTATCAGATATTATCGTACCGGAACTGTTTAATCCGTACGTTATTCAAAAAACACTTGAAAAATCGGCACTTGTGCAGAGCGGTATAGTGCAGAATGACGCAGAATTTGACAAGCTTGCGTCACAGGCAAGTCCGCTTGTGAATATGCCGTTCTTTTCAGACTTAACAGGTGAGTCGGAAACTGTTATCGAGGGCGACGACCTTACGGCGGATAAAATCAGCAGTAAGAAAGACGTTGCAGTAATTTTACGTCGTGCTAAGATGTGGAGTGCGACAGACCTTTCTGCCGCAATGTCGGGAGCTGACCCTATGGCGGCGATTGCAAGCCTTGTATCTGACTTTTGGGTAAGAGATTTACAAAAGGAGCTTATCGCAGTGCTGAAAGGTATCTTCGGCACAATTCCGGCAGTCTCCGACGGTTCGCCTAAAGAGGCTGAAACAAGACTTGCGTCAAACATTCTTGATATGTCAAGCGCAAGCGGTAACGGTGCAAAATGGAGCGGAAGTGCTTTTATTGACGCACAACAGCTTTTAGGCGACAACAAAGCGGAACTTACCGCCGTTGTTATGCACAGTGCAGTTGAGGCGGCACTCAGAAAGCAAGACCTTATTGACGTAATTCAGCCGTCGGGGGCAAATCCGTTCAGTACATATATGGGTAAGAGAGTTATTATTGACGACGGCTGTCCTGTAACAGGTTCTGGTTCAAGTCAAGTATTTTCAACGTACCTTTTCGGCAACGGTGCGATTGCACTCGGTAACGGTACACCGGAAAAGTTTGTTGCAACAGAAACAGACAGAGATAAGAAAAAGGGTAGCGGTGTTGATTATCTTATCAATCGTAAGACGTATATTCTTCACCCACGCGGTGTTAAGTTTACGGACGCCGATGTCGCAAATACGGAAGGTCCTACGCGTACGGAACTTGCCAACGCAAAAAACTGGACACCCGTATATGACCCTAAGCAGATTAGAATTGTCGAAATGCGTCACAAGATTTGATGAGGTGACTTATGGACGAGTATATAACTGTTTTTACGGATATGTACGGCATAAGCGAAGATGACAGAGGAAAAGCCGAAAGGTGTATTGAAAGCACAATCGAATATATCAAGAATTATTGCCACATTGACAGTATTCCCGATGATTTAAAGCATACCGTTATACTTATGGCGGCGGACTTGTTCCGCTATGACGTGTCGTCATCATCGGGGCAATATGACAATGTAACGTCAATCAAAGAGGGCGATGTTACCGTATCGTACGGCAGTAATTCAAGCAGTATGTCGAGCGTGTTTAAAGACTACAAAGCAAGGCTTGCACGTTTCAGAAAGTTGGTGTGGTGATGAATATGGTAAGAGCGGCGATTGAAAGACTGTATAAAGGTTTATGCTCGGTCAAAGTGAAAGTTTCAAGCGTGAATGAGGAAACAGGCGAAACTGTATTTACCGAAAAGGCTGTTTTAACGGAACAGCCTTGCCGACTTTCGTTTCAAAGCCGAAATTCGGCGGCAAAGGACGACGGATATAACACTGTATCGCAATCGGTTGTGCTTTTTATTGCGCCTGAGGTTGAAATACCGTCGGGCAGTAAAATAACCGTTACACAAAACGGAAAAACAACTGACTATTGCCGTAGCGGTGAAAGTGCGGTTTATACATCACACCAAGAAATTGCACTGGAATTATTCGAGGATTATGCGTAATGAATGAGATTGATTTTTCACAGCTTGAGAAATTACAAAAGCAAATGGAAAGTGCGGATTACACCAAAGCTTGTGTATCCGCTATGAATGAGATTTCTCAAAGAGCACTTAAATACATAAGTAACGTAACAAAGCCGGGGCATTACAAAAACGGTAAAGTGGGCGGTACTTTAAAAAAGAGTTGGCAAACAGAAGAAACAACAGTAAGCGGAAGTACGGTAAAGGGCGGAATATACACCGCTCTTGAATACGCTCCTTATGTGGAGTTCGGACACCGTACAAGGCTCGGAAAGGGTACGTCCCCGAAGTACAAGCCTAAGAAAAACGGCAAAGCGTGGGTTGAGGGCAAAAAATATCTTAACACCGTAGTACCGAAAGTCGATAAGGTAGCACCGAAAATACTTATGAAGAAGATGGAGGAAATACTGAAATGATGACGAGTATTAAAAATGCAGTAACAAAAGCTGTTTATGACTGTTTCGGCAATGCGGTTTATACCGCATACACCGAACAAGGTTTTTCCGAACCTTGTTTTATCGTTGAGATGTTTCCGCTTAACGTACAGGCGACAAATACGTTTTTGGACGATGAAACGCAGACGGTACGAATAAGATATGTTCCGAAAGATATAAGTCAAGATGAATTTATTTATGTGGCTGAAAAATTAAGAGGTTTGTTTTTATACAATCCGCTTGTATTGTCCGACGGTATGCGTATAAGAAGTTTTAGTATAGATTTTTCTTTGGAAAACTACACGCTTGTGACGGAGCTTGTATACAATTACACCGTTAAGGTGAGAAACGAAAGTACATACGATAAGGCAGAAGATTTGATATTAGGAGGAGATTTATAATGGGTTTACCTGAAATAAATATAGTGTTTCAGTCCAAAGCTGAAACGGCAATTAAACGAAGTGCAAACGGCATTGTTGCACTGATTTTGCGTGACGCAACCAAAGGTGATATTACATCATATTCGTATACAAATGAGAGTGAAGTTGTAAAATCTCATTGGACAACCGCAAATTATGATTACATAAGCAAGACGTTCCTCGGCGGACCGCAAAGGGTTATTGTCGAGAGAATAGGTGCGGAAGATACCTATGACGACGCACTTGCACGATTAAAAAATAAAAAGTGGAATTACCTTGCAATACCGTCGCTTGCCGATAACGAAAAAGATATTGCGGATTGGATTATTGCACAGAGAAATGCGAAAAAGACATTTAAAGCCGTACTTCCGTATGCGGCGAATAATGAGGGTATTATAAACTTCGCAACCAATGATATAAAAGTCGGTACAAAGGTTTATACCACTGCCGAATACTGTTGCCGTATTGCAGGACTTTTGGCAGGATTGCCTATGACAGAGGGTGCGACGTATCAAACTCTTGCAGAGGTTGAAAGCATAACGGAAAGTACAACTCCGGATGATGATATTGACGGCGGTAAGTTTATACTTATCAATGACGGCGAAAAGGTTAAAGTCGGCAGAGGTGTCAATTCGCTTGTAACATTGTCGGGCGATAAGACGGAGGATATGAAGAAAATCAAGATTATAGACAGTCTTGACCTCATAAGAGATGATATAAAAGCATCGTTTGAGGAAAATTATATTAATGTTGTAAACAGTCACGAAAATAAAATGTTGTTTATCGGTGCGGTTAATCAGTATTTTAAGTCGTTGCAGTCACAGGGCGTATTGTATGACGGTGCCGATTGCAGAGCGTATATTGACGTTCAGTCGCAACGTGAATGGCTTGCTCAAAAATATGACGTGTCGGATTGGACGGACAGCGAAGTCGAAGTAGCAAATACGGGAAGTATCATATTTGCGGGGGCTGATATTACAATACAGGATTGTATTGAAGATTTGAGTTTTAAAATAGGATTGGAGTGATAGATAATGGCTGAAAGTGTTAAACCGAGAGGTAATCAACTTTGTTCCGGTACATTCGGTAAACTTTGGATTGACGGAAGTCTTGCCTATGAAGTGTATAAGTTCGAGGCAAAGGAAAAGACAAATCGTGAGAGTGTAAGTTTTGCCGGCGATACAACGAACGATTCAAAGCTTATGGGCGTTGACTATGAATTTTCATATACCGTACGAAAGGTATATTCAAGAGGTAAAGAAATAGCCGACGGTCATAAAAAAGGTAAAGATACAAGACATACGTTGGTGGCAAGACTTGAAGATCCTGATAACGGCGGTTATGAAACAATTCAACTTGATAATTGTTGGTATAATGATGTGTCACTTATGAATTTTGAAAACGGTAAGATAGTTGAAGAAGAATTCAGCGGCGGTTTTACCGACTATGACCTTACATCTACAATGAATGCGTAATAACGGAGGTAAAAGATTATGGATAAGAATACAAAAATTACTCTTGCGGAACTTATTAAGCGTAAGGAGCAAGTGCTTGAGGCAAAGAAAAACGTAAAAAGAGCGAGAGTTTATGTAAAAAGCCTTGGTGGCGAGATTGTTATAAAAGCACCGACCAAATCGCTTGCAACAGAATCGGCGGAAATGGAAAAAGACGGTGACGCTCACCTTGTTTATGAGTGTGTTGCCGAACCGGATTTACATTCAAAAGAACTTCAAGAGGCATACGGCTGTACATATCCCGAAGAAATCGTAGAAAAGATTTTTGACGACGGCGAAATCTCACCGATTGCAATGGAGTGTATGAAACTTGCGGGATATATCGACAGTGTAAAACTTGTTGAAGAAGTAAAAAACTGATAGAGGCAGATGATGAACTCTATATGATACATCATTATCTGCAAAGAGGAATATTGCCCGAAAAGGTACTTGCAAGACCGGAAATTGAAAAAATATTTTTCCTTGCAAGTGCCAAAAAGGCAAATGATGACGAGTACGCAAAGTGGAAGGCATTGGGGGGTGAATAAGGATGCAGAATAAAAGTTCGATAGTTCTGAATATGAACCTTAATGCAAGCGGATTTGCCCGAGGGATAAAAAGTGTAATCGGCAGTGTCAAAAATATGAATGAGTCGATGAAAGACGCAACGAACACCGCCTCAAAGATGTCTTCTGTAATGAAAGGTATAGGGAGCAGTGCCATAAAAGTCGGAAAAGGTTTAGCGGTGGCAGGAGCGGCCGCGGCGACTGCCGTAACGGCTTTGGTTTCAAAGTCTGTCGGTGCATTTGCCGATTATGAACAACTTACCGGAGGTGTGGAAACACTTTTCGGTGCAGGCGGAAGAAGTGTTGAGGAATATGCGCAGAGTGTCGGTAAGAGCGTTTCTGACGTTCAAGGGAAATATGACAGTTTGATGAGTGCGCAAAATGTTGTATTAGAAAATGCAAACAAGGCATATATGACCGCCGGAATGTCGGCGAATGAATATATGGATACCGTTACGGGATTTTCAGCGTCATTAATATCAAGCTTAGGCGGAGATACAAACAAGGCGGCGGATTACGCAAATTCGGCATTGGTTGATATGTCCGATAATGCAAATAAAATGGGTACGGATATGGAGTCCATAAAAAATGCGTATCAAGGATTTGCAAAACAGAATTATACTATGCTTGACAACTTGAAGTTAGGTTACGGCGGTACACAAGAGGAAATGAAACGACTTCTCAGTGACGCAGAAAAGCTTACGGGGCAGAGGTACGACATTTCATCATTTGCCGATATTACACAGGCTATTCACGCAATTCAAACTCAAATGGATATTACCGGCACAACCGCAAAAGAGGCAAGCACGACAATAAGCGGATCGTGGGGGTCACTGAAAGCGGCATTTCAAAACGTGTTGGTGGGACTGACAACAGGCGGAGATATGTTTGACCAAAGTTTAGACGCATTGATTAATACAGCCGTAACATTCGGACAGAATATTATACCCGCCATTAAAGGTGCTTTGAGTGGTGTCGGCTATTTAATTGAGGGTTTGGCACCGGTAATCGGCGAAACAATTCCACCGTTAATTAATGACCTCGCTCCTACATTGGCAAACAGTGCCGTATCGCTTATATCGTCTTTGGTAAATGGTCTGACACAGAACGCAACGCAATTTTCAGAGTGCTTGAGCAATATGATTATTGTAGCGGTCGCCGGTATTTCAACCGTAGTGCCACAGTTATTAGATGCGGCGTCAAAAATAGTCAGCAATTTAATGCAAGGATTAACTAATTCTATGCCTCAAATTGTGAACGGAGCAGTAACTTTGGTAGAGGGGTTAGTCAATGGATTAGTGAACAACATACCATTGCTTATTATGGGAGCCGTTCAGCTTGTTGCGTCTTTGGCAAACGGTTTGATAGCAAATTTACCAAGAATAATAGATGCAGGTGTAAATCTGATAACAGGAATTGTTAGCGCGTCATATTCGATGATGCCTCAAATTATACAAAACGGAATGCAGTTGGTCGTAAACTTAGCAGTCGGACTTGTACGGGCAATTCCGCAGTTGATAGCGGCTTTACCGCGAATAACGGGTGCAATCGTAAAAGGATTTAAGTCTGTTAATTGGTTTGATTTGGGTTTGCAGTTGATAAAGTCAATTTGGGAAGGTATCAAATCAATCGGAAGCGAGATGTGGAACGGAGTCAAAGAAAAAACGTCAGAATTATGGGGCGGTGTTAAAAATGTTGTATCGGAAAAACTGAACAACATAAAAAGTGCCTATGACGCGCACGGCGGTGGACTGAAAGGTGCTACATTTGCGGCAATAGAGGGTGTCAAGGAATACTACAGGACAGGCTATGACGCAATTAATCAATTAACAGGCGGTAAGCTCGGCGAG